TAATTGCAAAAATAAGGAGTTGATATGCCATTAGTTCTAACGGGTGCTACAAGTGGAAGCACTACCTTACAATCTACAGATGCTGTTACTAATACATTAACTTTACCTGCAAGTACAGGGACACTACATGATGAGAATAGCACATTACTTTCGTCTAAATTAAGTGGAGCTTTACCAGCAATAGATGGTAGTGCTTTAACAGGGATTAGTGGTGGTAAGGTGTTGCAGATAGTTAAGTTCCAGACTGGTGCTGTGGCTACTGGTACGACTGTTACACCGAATGACGATACTATCCCTCAAATAACGGAGGGGAATGAGTATATGAGTTTGGCAATTACCCCAACAGACGCAACAAGCATACTCTTAATATCTGTGGTGGTTATGTACACAACTAGTGCACCGCAACATACTGCGATTGCTCTTTTCAAGGACGCAGGAGCTAATGCTATCGCATCGATGCTTCAATCACCCTCTGCGGGAGCTCTATCTCAACACGCTGGGATTGTACATAATCAAACCGCTGGAGACACAGCAGTGCAGACTTTTACGGTTCGCATAGGGTGTGTAGACGCAGGCACAACAACCTTTAATGGTCGTGGTGGCACACGATTCCATGGTGGAGTATTAGCATCATCCATAACAATTACGGAGTACACAGCATGAGTAACATAGGAGCAGTAATAGGTTGGAAATTCAACAACCAAGCTGGTATGTCAACAAGTGATGGAGTTATAACAGACTTCCCTAATGGTATACCTACACAAGCTGACCAAGACATATGGACTGCTGAATATAATACCTTTGTAACTTCACAAGCCTACGTTGCTAAAAGAGTATCTGAATACCCTCCAATGACAGATTACCTAGATGGTATTGTGAAAGGCGACCAAGTTCAAATAGATAAATACATAGCTGACTGCCAAGCAGTAAAAGCAAAGTATCCAAAGGGGGTAGTATAAATGTCAGTTAATATAAATGGAACAACTGGAGTAAGCCTAGTACAAGATGGAGTTATTGTTACTGCTGATATGGCAGATGATGCTGTTACCACAGCTAAAATATTAGATGCTAATGTAACTGATGCAAAAATTGCCACTATGTCTTCTAGCAAACTTACAGGTGCTGTTCCCGTTTCTATTGGTGGTACAGGAATAACTACAGGTCTTACTACAGCAAGTAATGTACAATTTAATTCTATTGGCGTAGGGGTGGCAGCCTCTGCGACTGCTGGAGAGATTAGAAGCTGCAATTACAGCAAGTGTGGATGTTGTAGCACTTATAGAGGTGATGGGAACCCAGTCATGGACCGCCTAACTAAAACACTGTTAGCAGTATCTCTAATCTTTGCCTTTAGTTACACACAGGTATCAGCAGAAACAGACCTTCCTGATATTATGGTCATGACAACGGATGTAGGCACAGTAACACTAACAGAGAAGCCTTGCTCATTCCCAGTACTACTTAACATGCCCTATGAAGTGATTGCTACAGAGAATGGTAATACGCATACAGGTTGCTGGAATACTAAATTAGGGGATACTCATATATATGTAGCCTTTCCTGATGATGTTCAGAACCAAGTGATTCCTATGCCAAAGAAATGGTTTATTGGTGTAGATGTGGAATCTTTATAATGACAATCAAAGAGGGAGTGACTATGTGTAAATGTAAAGAATGTAAATGCAAAGAGTGTCAATGTAAGGGATGCTAAACATGACTCCAGAGGAACATAAGAAAGCTATTAAAGAAGGCTTAAGTGAATGGCTTAATGAAAAGTTTGCTGAGTTTGGTAAACTATCAGTTAGGGGAATACTTGCTATGGCTTTAGTTGCTTTAGTTTATCTGTGGTCTGTATCACATGGATGGAAAATATGAGTTACCTAGCTAGACTATTAGGAAAACCAGTTGTCTGGTCTTTAGCATTACTAGTAGCATTACCTATTACTCCTATTATTGCTTGTCTATTATATGGATGGTCTTACTAAATGCTAAACATACTATTACCACTAATCTCCACTGTGATTGATAGAGTCATCCCAGACAAGAATGGTGCAAGTAAAGCAAAACAAGCTATAGAGGCAGAGCTTATTGCTAATGCAACACAACTCAACCTAGCACAGGCAGATACTAATAAAATAGAAGCAGCTCATAGAACCGTATGGGTAGCAGGATGGCGACCATTCATAGGATGGGTATGTGGAGTAGCAATGGCTTGGCACTTTGTTGGTGTACCCCTCATTATGTTTTTAGCTGCTTGGTCAGGAACAGTAATACCAGAGCTACCTGTCTTTGATATGAGTAGTTTAATGACGGTACTAATGGGTTTATTAGGATTAGGTTCTATGAGAACATTCGAGAAAATGAAAGGATTAACTAAATAATGCCATACATGACTAAGGGTAAGAGAGATTACGATAAAGAACTCGCTTGGGAAAAGAAGAATAAGAAGAAGAGAGTTAAGCAACGAGCATCACGTAATGCAGCAAGAACTAAACTAGGACTTAAGACAGGTGATTCAAGACAAGCTTCACACAAGAATGATAATGCAATGGACAACAGAATGAGTAACTTAAAGAAACAATCAGCTAGTGCTAACTTAAAGAAAGAATCAGATAAGAAAAAAAGGAAAACTACATGAAATTACCACATATGATGTATAGTAAAGCAGGAAAAGGAGTAATGGTAACTACTAAGAAAAGACATCTTGAGTTAAAAGCAAAAGGGTATAGTCATACTAAAAGTAAAAGCAAAGCTAAAGTTAAAAAGGTAGCTAAAAAAAGTATGAGCCTGGGTTATTAATGAGTATAGATTATAGAGGTGAAACATTTGCAGGTTATAATAAACCTAAAAGATCTACTAAAGGTAAAAAGTCTCATGTAGTTCTTATTAAAGATGGTGGCAAAGATAGAATGATTAGATTTGGAGAGGCAGGAGCTTCTACTGCAGGTGCTCCTAAATCAGGAGAATCAGATAAAATGAAAGCTAAACGTAAATCATTTAAAGCAAGACACCGTAAAAATATAGCAAAAGGAAAGACAAGTGCTGCTTACTGGGCAGATAAAGTTAAATGGTAACTAAGGATAAACAATGACATATCTTGAAATAGTAAACAAAGTATTAGTTAGACTCAGAGAAGAGCAGGTATCTTCTCTAGCTGAGAATGAGTACTCATCCTTAATTTCTGATCTTGTTAATGTAACTAAGAATGAAATAGAAAACTCATGGAACTGGAAAGTTCTAAGATATACTTATACTGTAACTACTGTAGATGGTCTGTTTAACTGGGCACTTACTGGTTCTGGCACACGCTTTAGAGTTCTTGATGCTTATAATGCTTCAACAAAGTCATGGATGTTTCTAAGACCTACTGAATGGATGGATGAAGCCTTTGGTTTCTCTGAAGTAACAACAAAAGGTGCACCACAGTACTATGCTTTTAACGGAGTAGACTCTGCTGGTGACTCTCAAGTTGATCTTTACCCTATACCTGATAAGGAATATACCATTAGGATTAATGTGGTATTACCTCAAGAGGACTTACTATTACCTGATGAATCATCATTAGTTCCTGCTCAGTTAATTATAGAAGGAACAATCGCTAGGGCTATTAGTGAAAGAGGGGAAGACGGGGGAATGCAGGACCAAGAGATGAGGTATCAAAGACTTCTTTCTGATTACATTGCTATTGAAGCAGGTCAGAAACCTTATGAAACTATCTGGCAGGCTGTATAGTGGCAGGACAATTACAGCCGATTAGCTTACTCTCTCCAGGATTCCTTGGTTTAAATACTCAGGATGCTAAGGTAGGATTAGATAGTGGCTATGCTAGTAAAGCTAACAACTGTATTATTGATCAATATGGTAGACTAGGAAGTAGACAAGGATATAATCTACTTACTACAGTACCAGGAGACTTAACTTCTACTAATAATATAGAATCTCTTTATGAGTTTAGAACTACTGCAGGTGGTATTGTTGAATTTTCAGCAGGTAACTTAAAGTTATATACAGGGACTACAACATTAACAACATCTCTTTTCTATATAGCTGACCAGGAGACACCAGTAACATTAACCTTTACAGCTAATAGATGGCAGTTTGTATCAGCATCAGAAGGACTAGGTGGACTAGGAGTCATTAATGGTTTTGCTGTGCAGAAGTCTCATAGAGCAATGGTTTATAGAAAGGCTACCTCAGGAGCATTAGCTAGTACATATATATGGCAACGTATTGGAACTGACGGGTATGGAACTATACCTGCAGGAGTAACTACCTTTGATCCTGATACTATGTTATCATCTTATGGTAGAACATGGGTAGCAGGATTATCAGAAAATAAACATACTATCTTCTGGTCTGACTTACTGGACCCTGCTAACTTTACTACAGGTGATACAGGAGTCTTAGACATAAGTAGTGTCGTAGGTAACAGTGATGAGATAGTAGGATTAGCACAGCATAATGGATTCTTAATTATCTTCTGTAAAGAGAATATAGTAATTTATTCAGGAGCTGGTACTCCCTCAACCATGGTATTAGCTGATACAATAGGTGGAGTAGGATGTGTGTCTAGGGACTCCATACAAGCCACTGGTACGGATTTAATCTATTTATCGAAGTCTGGTATCAGATCGCTTAAAAGGACTGTACAAGAGAAGTCTATGCCTCTGAGAGAGCTATCTTTAAACATTAGAGAAACTCTTGTTGACTACATGACAGCTGAACCTAACTTTGATAACATTAAGTCAGTCTACTATGAGAAGGAAGCATTCTATTTATTAACCTTCCCTGCATCTAAGATTATGGTCTACGTAGATTTAAGGACAGAATTACCTAATGGTGCTGCTAGAATAACTACTTGGTCTTTAGATAATGGAGATATGTTTACTGGCTTTGCAACAACTGGAACAAGGAAGTTATACATAGGAGTACCTGGAGGTATAGGAGAGTATACTGGCTATAGAGATAATACTGCTACCTATCTACTTACTTATAAGTCTCCCTTCTCTGATGTAGGTGGTGGAGTATCTAAGAAGTTCTTAAAGAAGGCTAAGTTATTAGTTATTGGTTCTGGTACACAAGACTTTACCTTTGAGTATGGGTATGATTATACCCTTAACCCTAGAACAGTAGTATTATCACGAGACTTAGGTACAGGTGTCTATGCTAAATTTGCTTCTACTACATCATTATATGCAGTAAGTAGTTACTCCTCAGTAGGTCTTGGTGTACAAGAAGTTAGGGTTCCTTTAGGAGGACATGGTGAAACCTTTGCATTTGGAGTAAAAGCCACGATTGACAACGAGAGTGTAAGTATTCAAAAGATAGATTTATTTTTAAAAATAGGGAAGAATTCATAATGACTGATTATACAAAGACAACAAACTTTTTAGCAAAGGATTCTTTACCAGATGCTGATACAGCTAAGATTATTAGAGGATCAGAGTTTGATACAGAATTTAATAGCTTAGTAACAGCTGTAGCAAGCAAGGCTAATACTTTATCACCAGTACTAACTGGTGTTCCTGCAGGACCTACAGCAACTGCTTTAACGAATACGACACAATTAGCAACAACATCTTTTGTAACAACAGCAGTGGCTGCTTCGTTTCCTGTAGGTGGTATTATCATATGGTCAGGTGCAGAGGCAGCTATCCCTTCAGGATGGATACTTTGTAATGGTTCAGGTGGATCACCAGATTTAAGAGATAGATTTGTTATAGGTTCAGGTACTACTTACGCAGTTAATGCAACAGGTGGTAGTAAAGATGCAGTAGTTGTATCTCATACACATACTGCTTCTACAGCTATAGGGGGTAGTCACTCCCATACGGCACGCTCAAGTTCTGGTAAAACTAATGTAGACTGGGGAGATGGAGGAGGACAGGGTAGACCTTCTGGATCTGGAGCAACTTATGAGCCTATTGTTATAGGAACCCATGCTGGGCATACACATGGGGTTACTGTTAATGCAGACGGCGTCTCAGCAACTAATGCTAACTTACCTCCATACTTTGCACTATGTTACATTTATAAAACTTAGGATATGACACCAGAAGATTTAGCAAGATTTAAAGAGAAAGCTAATAGCGACTTTGATGATACTAACTTAATAGATAATGAACATGGTTTCATGAGTTGGAAGGTAGACGGAGAACACTTTGTTTGTATTAACGTCTATGGTGATGGTGTATACTGGGATAAGTATATGAATGAATTAGCAAAGCAGTTAGGATGTAAGAAGATATTAGGTGGTACAACCAGAAAGAGTTATAAGGCATATGTTAGGAAGTATAATTTTAAACTAGTAGGATACATTTTCGAAAAAGAGGTGATTTAAAGATGGGTAAATTAATAGGAAGTTTAACAGGAACAACAAGTGCAGCAAAGAAAGCGGATGCACGTTACCGTGAAGCTGCTGACAAAGCAGTGTTTGATCCCTGGTCTGTTAGTGGATCTTACTTTGGTGATGCCTCTTTTGATAAGGTAAACAAAACAGGTAGTTATAACTTATCTCCAGAGCTGATGAAGCTACGTGATATGTTTATGGGAGAGTCCTTTAATCTTGGTGAGGGAGCTGGAGCAGCACGAGCAGATGCTGATGCTATGAAGAGCTATGGTAGAGGTCTATTTGATGATGCTTCTGGTAGAGATATAGCAGGAACAGCAGGTAATTATTACAATGATATACAAAGTATCATGGAACCTCAGAGAGCAAAAGATCAACAAAGTCTAGCTAATAACTTATATAGCTCAGGTAGATCAGGATTAGGTATCTCTGATAGTGCTGGTGGTTATCTTAATCCAGAAAGAACTGAATATCTAACTGGTGTTAATAGACAAAACCAACAGTTAGCTTATGATTCTTTAGATAGAGCTAGAGGTGAACAACGTGGTGATATTAACTTTGGACTAGGACTATATGGAATGTCTGATCAAATCAGAAGTAATCCATTTACTCAAGCTAATAACATGTTTGGTCTAGGTGCAGGTATAGAGAACATGGGTATGCAACCATTTAATCAAGGTATTGCATTAGGTAGTGCTGCTACTCCAGGACAACAGATGCAACAACAAGGTTATAATGCTGGTACAGCAGGTAGATTTGGTGCTGATCAAGCTAATAGTGCTATGTTTACAAACTTATTAGCATCTGGTGCTGGAGCTTATACAGGAGGGTTTAGTAATCCTTTTGCTAGTGCTGGAGGCTACGGTATGCCAGGTACAGGAACACCTGCCTATGGTTCAACAGACTTTTGGAGAGGGAGTAGATAATGGCTATGACACTAGATAAACTATTTAACTTTGATGAGCAGACGCTAGCTCGTCAGGTTATGAATGAGAAAAGGTATGCTCAACAAGCTGCTAGTGATGCCTCAGGATGGGGTGGGACAGTAGCAGGGTTTAGTAGACTAACAGATAACGTAATAGGACCTGGTGGTATGCTAGGTGCTAAAGATCCTATTCTTGAAGAGAAGGCTTTAGTAGAGACTGCTTTTGCTAATGCTCAGAATAACTTAACTCCAGAAGAGTTAGCTGATCCGACTATACTATATACTAAGATGTTAGGAGAACTACAGAATGTAGGTGCTTCATCCAAGTATACTATGGGCTTATCCAAAATGATAGAAGAGCAAAAGAATGAGTTATTAACTGCAGAAGGTAATGCTGCTTATAAACAGTTGACAGTACAGAATGCAAAGGCACAGGCAACACAAACCCAAGATTTAAAAGAGAGAACCTTGTCAGCTAAGAAAGAGGCAGAATTTAATAAGTACTTTAACAAGGTAGGTCTAAGTGGTGATAGAGAGTTGACTCAGTATATTGAATCAGACTTCCCTGGTATTGGTGGTGATGCTAAAACTAGGTTATTTAATCAATTAAAAACAGAGGCTTCTGAAGAATATCGTAATGGTAATATGACAGCTCAAGAAGCTATTGCTAAAGTATCTAGTACTGCAAAAGAAAGGTTTGACTTTAAAGATGCTCCTTGGTATACATTAGGTACAACTAGTGATACAATAACACCTAAAGTTCCTGAAAGCCCTACTAGTTCTAGTATGTCTAAAGATAAGTTAGATGAGTTGTTAAATCTATATAAATAAGGATTAATAAATGGCAGTTAGTATTGAACAACTAACCAATATGTTAGGTAAAGCTCATACTGCTGGTAATGTAGAACATGCTACCTTACTTGCTAATGAGATACGAAACTTCACTCCTCCTGGAATTACTCAAGAACAGAAGGATGAAGCTGGCGTTGAGAACCTAGACTATGTTGGATTACCTGCACGTATATTAGCACAGCCTCTCTATGAGGGTGGTGTTGTTGCTAATGTAATAGCTAATACTCCTGAGTTTATAGGTAGAGCAGAGACACAACTTTTCCATACTACTCAATATTACCTAGAAGGTAATAATAAAGATGGTCTTGAAATGCAGTACTCTAAACAAGCTGCAGGTGGTCTAGCAGATAAGATTAGAAAGTTACAAGGAGAAGGTAAAGAGATTCCTGAAAGGCTAGTAAGTGATTTTAAACACTATGATGCTATTGCAAGAGAAGGAATATCTATAGCCCAAGCATCTGAAAGATCTAAGATAACAACTGATGAGATAGTAGAAGAGTACTTAACAAAGGGAGCTATAGCTGACAACGTTGTTAATCTAGCTCTTGATACATTCTTACCAGAAGACTCCGAAACAAAAGAAAAGGCTCTCGCCTCAATAGAATCTTTTAAACAATCCATAGCAGAAAATGATATTATTCCTTCAGAGAACACTTTAATGAGTGAATCAGGACTAGGAAATGCCTTAAAAGCCTTTGGTAAGGTTATCGAACTTGGTTCAGAAGGACTACAATTAGTAGGTGTACCTAAGGATGATGCAGATCAGATAGCTGCACTAGTCTCTCTTAAAGCTGCTCCTGCATTTACTAAGGTTGTAGCAGTTGCTAAGAGTAGAGTAGGATATACTGATGCTGTAAACAAAGTATATGGTGATATACTAAGAGTTCCATTACTTAAGTCAGATAAGAAGAAAGCAGAACAGGCAGTAGGGAAACTACAAACAGACCTTAATGCTTTTAAAGAAAGAAACAAGGATGAGGCTAGGTTTAAGATGTTCCCTGATGCTTATAACCAAAGAGTAGGTGAAGCAAGTAAAGTTATTAAAGAAGCTACTGAAACATTTAATATGCAACAGTATAACTTCATGGGTGGACAGAAAGCAGGTAGTGCTCTTATGCCTGACTTTGCAGAAGCTACATTACTGGATTTATATGAATATCAAAAGGAATCAGCTACAGGTATTGTCTCTAAAAAGGGTTCCATAAGGAAGCCATTACTTAGCTTAGAGAATACTAAAGAAGGTTTAGAAGGATTTAGAGAGATCACTGCTAAGGTAGCAGGTGGAGATAAGAAGGTTGACATGACTACTGGTGGTAATATCTTCATGAGAATGCAGAATCTCTTTGGTAAAGTTAATGGGTTTACTAAGTCAAGACAGATGGTACAGAAGACAATAGATCAGTATAATCAAGTAGTTGACGTACTAGAAGGAACTGCTCCGAAGAATACTAAACTTACTAAAGAACAGACATTGTTAAAACAGTTCTTTGAAGAGATGCAAAAAGAAGATTTATACTTAACTAAGAAACTACAGAAAGAGGGTTTAATAGATCCTTTAATAAAGACAGAAACTAACTTCTTTCCTAGGAAGTTTGTACAAGGTAAAAGAACTTGGCAAGAGAACATCTTTGGTGATAGATTTAGAATTAACTTAGGTGATAGAGCACCAAGAGAACTTTCTCCTGTTGCTGATAGAGTACATTTCAAACTAGAGGGTAAGAATAAGAAGAGTCCTATCTTTATTACTTTATCTGAATCGAAACAAATTAACCCTAGGACAGGTCTTCCAGGTACTCCTATAGTTACTGTAAACTTTAGAACAGCTAGTGGTAAGAAAGGGTCAGTACTACCTAATAAGGATGGTACTATCTATGAGAAGATGGCTCATGAACTAACTGAAAGAGCTGCTAAACTAAATGATGGTAAAGGGTTACAAAGAACTGGAGAGATACTAGAAGGATTATCTCCTGAGTTATCAACAATCACTAAGACATTCGGTAAATTAGAAATGAAGAATGTTAAACGAAAAGAGTTTGAACAAGTCTATACTAGAGAGTTAGTAACTGATCCATTAGTATCTCTAATTGAGTCTGTTAATATAAAGAGACAACTACTTAGGGAAAACATATATGCTAGAGACCTAGCTAAGAGTGCCTTTGGTGAAAGAAATGTACAGATAGGAGATAAATTAGCAAAGGCTAATGATAAAGCATATGATCCTAGATACCCCGATAGGAACGTTGCTAAGTCCTCTAGTGAGTTTGATAGAAATCTAGGTAAGGATGTATCACCTAATCAATTAAGAGGCAGAGTAAACAATCCTGCATTGCCTGGACTAGATGGTAAGAGACTATCTAAACGAGCAGCAGATATTATAGAAGATAACTTTAAAGAATATAAGAAAGGAGTATTATCTAAGATATCAGATGCTTTAGTTAAGAACATGATGCTAAACCCTATACCTCATATGCACAATGAGTTAATTCATTACTACTCTACTAAGGGATTCCTTGGAGCTATGGGTAAGGATGGAGTTAAGAACTTTGCAGCAGACCAGAGGTGGGCGATGGAACAAGTCTTTAATAGAACTCCTGAGTATTTAGATATGTTAAGATCAGGTAGATCACAGATGAGCCTTAATGTTATTAATTCTAGGAATATAGATGCTGTACTACAACAGTCTACTAGAACATTGATGGGTGATAAGGCTACTAAGAAGTGGTATGATGGAGTTAGTAAAGGGTTATATAGTGCTTCTAAAGGGTACTCACATATCTCAGACTTTGCTCAGTACTCTATGTGGACTACTCGTGATATTGCTTATATGGCTCTTGTCAAGCAAAAGATGAGACAACAAGGGATTAATATATCAGAGGCATCTAAACAAGTAGAACTACACATGCCTACTTATAGACTACCAGAGACAGTAGGTCCAGAACAGATACTAGGTTATAAAGTAACAAGAGCAGTCTCTAAGTTCTTACAGAATCCAGAATTAGTTATCTTTGCTAGGTATAAACATGGTATGTTATCATCAGGAATGAATACTGCTAAGGATCTAGCATCAGGTCTTGATCCTGTATTAAGTAGATTAGGTAAACCAGGAAGAGCAGTAGCCGAGGGCATTGGTTATAAGGATATTTCTGTAGGTAGGTCTAAACGTAAACAGTTTGCAGATGGACTAGATTCAGGGATGGCATTATCTTCTGCTTGGTTTGTTTTCTATCCTATGCTTGATTCACTGTATACAGAACTCTTTGATGGTGATGAGGTTAAGGCTAGAAGAGCAGGTATCTTACACATACTAGAGACAGCTAAAGGTGTTGCTCATCAAGAAAAAGAGATAGGTCAGTTAAGACAAGTACTATTAACTATTAACCCTGCTTTCTTATTAATGTATGAACTAGCAATGAATGAGACTATGTATAATGGACAAGAGATTTATAACTTAAATGATGCCTTTGGTACAGGTTCATTAGCAGAATTTGGTAAGGATGTAGGAACTAAAGTAGTTCAATCTATACCTCAAGTTAGCACACTAGGTAACTCTACTGATGACTATGATGAATTAGATATGCAGAAGTTCTTAGGTAGACAGATCGATGCTAAGTTGAAAACAAGAAAACAACTAGATAGTCAAGCACAACGAAAAGCTAGACAGGATACGATCAATCTAAATAAAGCCCTAGAAGGTGGTTACTTAGAAGAGTATATAGAAGAATACTACGAGAATAATGACTTTTAATTAAGAGCCTGAGAATTCAGGACCACCTACATAGTATGTTGGTACTCTTTCTTTCTTAGGTTTCTTCTTCTCTCTTCTTTGTTTATCTTTACTACCCATATCTAGCTCCTTAAATTGGTTATTGTTAGGTTTAGAATTAAGTATACTATCCCACATGTTATCTATCATATCTCACATCCTCCAGCAGTACACGCTAATGTCTGTGCACCTTCAGTGTTATCATCTTCCTCTAAGAATGTACTCCAATCAATGTTCTGTGGAGTTGTCTTCTTAAGAGAATCATATTCTTCTTTAGTACAGTCTTGGTATGGTGCTTGTACATAACTGTGATCACTGTAAGGTAAGAAACTAATACCACTGATCTCATCAAAGTACTTCCATACCCATGCCCCTACATCCATCCATTCTGTATCTTTAACTGATATAGTAACGGAAGGTTTATGTTCACACCAATGACGTTGGTATATTAACCAGTTCTCTAACTGCTCTAAGGCAGTCATGTCATTACGTGTTATAGCTCCTTTAGGTGCCTTGATAGGGAAACTAAATACTGCAGTACTATCAGGTCTGTACTGTTCATCCTCTACCTTAACACCTTGCTCTGTCAAGAATTTAGTAATAGGATCTTTCTTATCCATACGGATTGTTCTTATATAGTAGTTGTTATGACGAGCATGTATGCCGCTAGCACTATTAACAAGCTGAGACACAGTCCCAGAAGGTTTAACACATGTAATACTTGCTGATCGTGGGATGTCAAGTTTGTCTGCGTATTTGTGATTGGTTCTTCTAGCATAATCTCGTAACTCCTCTAGTAGTTTAGGATCAGGATGAGCTGTTATCTCAGCATCCATGATACCTGTTAATGATACACCTAATAACCTTTCCTCTGATGTATTAGCTTTCCACTCTGCTGATAAGAATTTAAAGTCTGTTAGGTTACTCTGTAATGTACCCAGTATAGTAGCTAAACGTACTTTATTACTTAAACTTTCTACTGTATCTCCTTGTCTTACAACAACTTCTGTTAAGTTACAGAACTGTTTATCACGGAGGATAATCTCACTACAAGGGTTAGTACCATAGGATAATGTTTTATCTCTACCTTGTTTCGCTGCTTGAACTTGTGCAGCAACTCTATTAAAGATACCACGTTCACCTGATTTAGATTTAACTAGGGATATCCATTCTTCCATGAATGTTTCCATGTCTGGTTTTTCTGTATAAGCAACTGAGTTATTAGCTAATCCTCTGTATGCGAAATCATTGTACCAGGCACCCATTTTAGCCTCTCTCATGCGTTTATCTGTTAAGTTTGATAGAGAGATAAGGGCTGACCTTCTAACGCCTCCTACGACCACTATTTCACCTACCATACAGATGATATCATGTACCTCTAATGAGGTTAATTTACGTCCTTTAGCATGACCAAAGGTTTCAATAACAAACTCAAACAATCTCTTAAGAGGTTCAGGTCCACTAGCTCTACCACCAAAGGTCTTAAGTCTAGCCCCTGCAGGACGTACGTTAGTATAGTCGACAGTAGGTATATCACCTTCCCACAGACTAGATAGCAACTTCTTAAAGGCTTTAGCCCATCCTAGTTTACTATCACCAACAACTATTACATCATCACACTGTGTTAGCTCTTCTGGTATTCCAGGTAGTTTAGCAATCTCTTGACGTTCACATGAGAATCCTACCCCAGTACCATTCATTAGAATGTATAAGGTCTCACTGAATGCTCGTTTATTATTAATAGCTAGGTAACTACAGTTATAAGCAGCAATGTTATCTCTATCACAGGCTTCGCCTGCTGACATCATCAGTCTCATTGATGGCATAACCTCTAGGTTGACTACAGCTTCTCTAATCTCTGATAGTTCTTTGTCAATCCCTTTGTTCTTAGACTTAAGGTAAGTAACCATTCTATCAACAGTTTCTTCCCATGTCTCTCTTCTATTTAGTTCAGGTATATATCTTGCATAGCGTGATGATGCTATGACACTCTGGTACACGTCCATAATTATCCTTTAATTTATATCCGATTGCTTAGAATCATCTAAGTCAATGGAGAGTTCTTCTTGTTTATATTCTATCTTGTCTTGGAATTTATTAACAATATCTTCTGATGATATATCTAGCACTTCAAGTAGTGTTATCTCATCTAATTTAGTTAATTCTTCACACAGTTCGTTAAAAGTTAGTGCCATGTTATGACCGACCTTCCATGATAAGTTCCTTTTTAATTGTGTCTTCTGGAAGATTAGCATATTCTTCAAGTATACAACGTGATCCAACCATCTCTGAATGATGTAGTTTTACATAGGCATATGCCTGTTGGCATGATTGAAAGTGTCCAACGTACTGATAATAATCTACAGGAAAGTTGATGAATGTTATTGTCATTACAAATACAAAGGTTGTTATCATTCTTTCTTTTCCTTTACACAGATACCTACCATAGCATAGCTACCCATTGATGATTCTGTTCCACACCACCATTGTTTATTATGCCAGATCCTAGCAGGCTCACTACACTTGTTACAGACTCTTTCAGTTTTAAGTTTTATCATTTTTAATATCTTTTAACAGTTCAAGATAATGTATTGCTTTGTCAAGATCCTGAATCCCATTCTTATCTCTCCATCTTAGTACATACTTAATCACATTACCTTCAATGAATGGAATGTTATTCTTTGTTATGAACTCTATAGGTTCAATAGCATATTTCCTATAGTGATCACCACCTATTTGTTTATCTTTAGCTACTTTAGCTCTTATTATACTGTTCTTCATATTAATAGTATAGCATATTTTACAGAGAAAGTCAAGCTATTTACCATACTTTCTTTTCAAGTAGTGTAATGGTACTGCACATTCATCGAATGATCCATTCACTACGTTGTGTAACATATACAATCCTCTCCAGTGTTGGTTAGTCTGATGTGATAAGTAGTCTTCATCATGTATGTAACAGCTACCACTGATGATAGCAGTCATCTGATCACCTACTGCGTTCTGTCCATAGGCGATTGAGTGCCCTTGTTGATGTCCTGCTACACAACTCATGTGTTTCTTAGTTAAGAGTGCGTTAGCAGAGGTTACAGGTCTACCCATGACACCACTAGCAAAGTAATGAGAGTAAGCAACACCATCTATCTCTGTAACTTCCAGGAAAGGTATAACATCCCATCCTGCTGCTTCATACTGTAAGTCATCAAATGATATAAGACCATCTAACTTCCTATCATACTCAATTGCTGTCTTGATACGCTGCTCATGGTTACCCATAGTCAGTACCATCTTAGGTTTATACTGTTTCTTCTTAGCCTTTAATAGCCTCTTGTTGAGAGCCCTCATTGGAGCTAACAATGTATCCATACCCTTAACTGCTGCACGTACATCTGCTTGGTATGTCCTTCCTTCGAATGACTTCTTTCCTATATCATAGCTTGATAAGCTAGGCATGTCAGCAAAGTCACCAATCATGATGATTACTTCAGGCTGCTTGTCTACTATGTATCTACCTATCCATGACAGATAGGACAGGGATATCCCAGGCTTTACCTGAGTATCCCCAATCACTAAATGCTTTTTCATCTTAGTTCTCCTTGATCATATTCTTGTAAGCATCTATCCAGTTCTTCCTAAAGTCTAACCAAAGGAATCCTTCGTTAGTTGCCCATTGTCCATATGATGTTTTACTACGTTTAGTTATCTTATTAGATGGATTCATGAATAAGAATATAATCAATACCTCTGGATTACATTCTTTAAACCATACCATCTTCTGTCTTGTTGCTAAGTCTAACTTACCCTTTGCTTCTATGTATACATTCTTTGCCATCTTAAAGTCAGGGTTATACTTCCTTCCCTTCTCTGGCTGTATGTATCCTATAACGTCAGGTTCATACGTTGTAGAGGGAAAGTTCTTCTTCAGTAGCTTCCATGCTGCCACTTCCAGTTTGCTTTTGAAGCGTATCATATCTGTCCTTCCAGTTGTCTTCGAGAAACCTCTTCATCCAAAGACATGAGCCATTACGAATAAACCTATCATTGTCAGAGTAAAGATCCTGAACAATGACGAACATCTCTTCAGCTGATTCGCAATTGGCTAACATCAATTTAGACTTCTTATCTCCCATACCCTTGATACCTATGATGTTATCAGACGTATCACCTTTAATGAATTGCTCATAGAATAACCTGATTCCTCCTAACTCTGTTTGAGTAAAGAACTTATCAGGTCTATTCCAATTCTTACCACTAATCTCCCATGAGAAATGTTTACCTGGGACTTGCAATAAATCCTTATCTAAAGATACAATAATCGTATCATCAGTTTGATAGATTGCCATTTCATCGTCAGCCTCCAACCCTTGGCGAGCTTCCTCTGCACCCATCTTTTCTAGTGCGTACTCTCGTAATGCTTTCAGGTGTCTAGGTTTTACCCTACCCTTCCTGTTAGCCTTGTAGCTAGGTAGTATATCTTTCCTAAAGTTAGTAGTGGATGAGATGAAGGCACGATACTCAGTAGCCTTCGTCTTCTCCATTAAGTTATCTAATAACTGTTGAGCACGATATATAGCAATACCTAACTCATCATTCTCAGCACTTGCTGCACTACGGAATATTACTAAGTCATGATCAATTAGTGCTAACATAAGCTATCCTTGTAAAGGAGGTAGAGTTAGATGAGGTAGTTTATCTACTGATAGTACTGGATCACCTGCTAATTCAGGTAAGTCAGCAATAAATAGTTCAGGTAGATCCTCTACTGCTGTTAAAGCAACACCCAGTATCTCTGGTAGTTCAGGTATAACCTCTAACTCAGGGACAATGCTTGTGGTAAACTCTGTAGCTATTGCAACTACTGGTGCTATAGTAGTAGGAATCTGTAGTTTATTATAGAACGCAATAAACAATAGAATTACCACTATAGATCCTGCAGCGTAGTACTTTTCCTTTCTTTTGTTAGTCATTATAGTCTCCTAAAAAGGGATATCGGAAGCTAAGTCTTCCATGTCAGGTTCAGGACTAGATGATGTATTACCCAGTACAAATCCTTCATATAACTTAGCTAAACTAATTACATCATTAGCTGATGCTTTAGTAGCTGATAGTGCTAGGGTAGCTACTGCATTACTTAATGATGATTGACGGACTATCATTACTTGCCTAGCTTGTCTCTCATCAGTCGTCTCCCAATTACCACCAGACTTACCAACAGGAGCTTTGGCTTGAGTAGCTACTGCAGTATTACCAGAATTAGTATCCTGTGTGTTATCTGCATTACCTACTGCTGTCCATTGCCAATATCCATTAGCGTCTTTCTCTGTGCTAACGTGTATTACATTTCCTTTCTCCCAACTTTGTGCTGCCTTAAATACGTCAGGGTTAGCAAAGGACATAAGCTTCTTACTCTGTGCTTGCCCTTGATCATTCTTATACATGATCTCTAATGACTGGTAATTTCTACCATTCTTAGCTTGATGAGTATTTAAACTCGATACGTCCACGACATTTACTTGCATAACTTCTCCTTATATATCGTTTAAAGAACCCCATGAATTTCCTACTTGTATATCAACCCTCATGGGTAAGTTGAATTCTTTACCAAAGATCCTATTAAAGTTTGCAGGAACATTAGTAAAAGAATCTTTAACTATCTGTACTATACTATTAGTATAACATACTTCTGGATCATAGTCAACCATGATACTATCATGTACAGTATTGATCAATGTTACACCTTCCATATCTTTTATCTTGTTGAATAAACTAACCCGTGCTAGTGTCATAAGGTCAGCTCCTAAGCCCTGTACTGGGTAGTTGAGTATCCTAGTACGTGGATACTTTACATTGCCCATACTGTTCGTCTCAGGTAGGTACTTATACGTTCTGCCTGTTGGCATCACTAGTTTATTCGTCTGCTTAACATCAAACATTATCTTATCATGCCATGCTTTTAATCCCTTATACTTGAGATAGAATTGTTCAATGATGTTCTGCCAAAACTTCTCATCACCTATATCTTTAAAGTTAGGATCATTAGCATAACTGAATGCACTACCACCATAGATTAATCTAAACACGAATGTCTTAGCAATCAATCTACTAGGTAAGCCAAACCTTTCTTGGTTATCTGTATGTTGATCTATCTCTGCTAGTATTTCTTTTATAGCTATCTCATCCTGTGATAGGTAGGTAGCACACACCCACTCGAGAGCCTTAGCATCTGCGTTAAGTATCATATTATAATCCTGCGTTAGCTTCTACACTACGTTTAACATACTGATGTAGTATAGTATCTGTTAGTTCAGTCCGTGCTTCTTTCTTCATAGCACCTAGTACTGAGGCGGGTCCTTCTATTAGGATTAAATCACTAAACTCTTGTATAACAAAATGTTTATGTGCTTCCTCTTGTGCTTGTTGTTTTTCTTTAGCTTCCCATGCTTCTTCTTCTTCTGCAGTGTATCCGTCTTGATTATTATATAACATTATGTTTCTCCATATCGTGAAGGGAAGAGAGTTTTAATCTCTCCATCAAAGTTTTGTAAGTTAGGAGCAGAGCTACTTAACCTACCCGTCTTAGTCCTACATTGATTAAGCTGACCATGTATTATACCACCACTCCAGTTCATCTTGTCAATTAGTTCAGGCACACCATGATAGTATGTTGTCATACGTTTCTGTAGTGTAGACCTTGTTAGTATTATGTTTAGTATATCTTTACCCTCGTTGGTACGAGGCTTAAGATTCTTAAGAGTATCTTCATTGATACTAAAGAAGCCTCCTTTCTTAAGCTCAGTCTTAGGTAAAGGTGCTACTCGTCTAGGGAATTCTTTGTCCTTTTCTTCCCACTTATATTTGACTTCGCCAATCCGTAAGCCAGATTTATAATGTCCAATGGGGCGTTGAAAACGCTCCTTAATGATCCCACCGTAAAGAAAAGCAGATAGATGCTCACCAGAACTGGGATTAAAATCAGGGTAAGCATGATGGTTAAGAAGCCTTGCGTTAAGTTTGTCGATCTGTTCATATAGTTCATCTCCTAATACTTTAGAATGTTCATAGTCATACTTCATCCCTTGATACTCAATCTCTTGTAGTACCAATAGGTCTTGGTTATGTAGCGACAGTAGTCGTTTCAAGTGTGGCTGCTTAAGTATTTCTACTTGCTGCATTATCATTACTTGTTCTGTTAGTTTAACATCTTGTACTAGGTAGTCAGTTAGTATCTCTTCAGGTACCTCAGTAGTATCTATCCCATTCTTCCAGTAATTCTCCTTAACTTCGTCTAACTTCGTACCTAGCTCATAGAATTCAGCAGTACTATTCAATGAAGGATAGGCATTCTCTTGGTAAGAGAGTATGTACTGTGCTAACTGACAATCCCATATCCTTTTATGATTAAACTTTATACCATATCTACGTAACCAATGCAAGTCAAACTTAATATTAAACCCTACAAGCACATCGCACTCATCCACGGCTATTTGGATGTTGTCTAGTGATTCCTTATAGGGGTCAACGGAGTATTCTATCTTGTGTGTGGTAACTGTATCAGTTTTGTACACCTTATAGCCTACCATAACTAACTTGTTAGTCTTATCAAAGGGATTACCTTTGTTACTTATCGTTGTTTCTACGTCTATTGTTAGATACTTCATACGTTCTCCTCGAGTATGGGGATACCTCATTAGGGGGGCTAGTCAAATCCCTTGGTATCAGTGCGTTATAGTTCTTCATACCTAGCTATGTCAGGTTTAATCATGACTTGTTTGTTACCATGCCTAAGATCAGGCAGTGTATCATGGTCACCAAGTAGTTTATTCTTACTAATGTTTAAGTACCTCATGTTACTAGTGTTGTCTTGTTCCTTACCTATGCCTAGTATCCAGTCAGCTTCACCTTGCTTCGCAGTCTTGCTGCTGTCTACATCATCCATTGTTAGCCATACCTTACCTTCACCACTACCACCTGCTTGAGATACAGCAATGACTGGTGCATACTTCTTAGCTATCTCTCTAGCCCATTGGTATATCTTCTTAAGCTCAAGGTCATACCTATCTGACTTGAATCCTTTTATCTTATCTATCTGATCAAAGATAATCAACGAAGGGTTAGTCTCTTTAATGATAGCCTCTACCCTTGAGGCACTACTACTATCTTCGTAATCATATATCTGTATTCTATTACCTACTATTTCTCTATACCTAGCAGCGTTCTCTTCTTTGTTATCAAACAAAGTCTTGTTAGTTACACCGAACAGTGCTTGAAAGCAACGTACTGCCACCTTTTTACCTTGTTCTTCGTTGTTGAACCATAGTATGTCACCCTCTGTCTGTGTTACCATGTGTGTCATCTCACTAGCTAGGAAGGTAGTCTTACCTGTCTCTGGTCTAGCAAAGATAAAGCCAAAGTCTCCCTGTCTTAGTGATCCTAATGATTGGTTAAGCCAGTGTAGTCTCCACCTTAGTCCAGGTGTCTGTATCTGAGATTGATATAGGTCTAGTAAGTCCATGTTCACAGGCTTAGCTTCTTCTATCTCTATCTGTTGGTGTTCAAACTCATTTACCTTATCAAGTAAGTCTTCTAACTTAGCAGTACCATCCTCAACATCTAGTGCTACCTTAGCTAACTCACCTGCTACACAACGTTTACGATGCTCATCCAGGTAGGTAACTACGTTACACACAGTAACCTCTAAGCCCATGATTCTGGTTACTAGTACAGTAAGTTCATCCCGTTCACTATCAGCTAGTAGGTAGCTACTATGGTATGCTAACTCTAATGCTGATTGGTCCATGCTATCACTAGTACTGTTAAGATAGTAGTTATGTATTACCATAAATATCTTAAGATGTCCAGGGAAATTCTTTCTAATGTAAGATAGGTTAATATACTTATAGTACTTAGTATAGTATGTCCTATCCATACAGAATAACTTTATTATTAACTCTTCAACCATTCTATTATCTCCGTTTTATTATATTCTTTAGGATCTAAGTCTGTTATGATAGCCTTACTAACAACACCTAATGAACGAAACTTATTCTTTATATCTACTGCCGACTTAGCCTTATCCCTATCTAACCATACATATATATGTTTATAGTCTTTAATTAATTGTGACATCGATTGCTTGCTTACTGAAGAGCCAAGCAAAGGAGTGGCACATAAGCCTGCACCTCTACATCTTGCTATCTTAATAGCAGACAGTACATCCTCTACTAGTACTATCGTATCACCTTCTCCATATATAGTCAAGGGTTTAATACCTTGAGACATATACTTTATGCTGCCTAAGCCAAAGTTCCTAGCTTGCCAGTAGTTACTGTTCTGTATTAATACTAATAGTTTACGAGCAGGATTCCATTTGATTCCATACATCTTAATCTCCTCAAGTGTTATATTATATTTAAGTAACCATCTCATTGCTTGCTGCGGTATGTCTGTTACCGTATCAATCATTGCATCTGAATGGATGCTAGTCACAGTATCTTTCCTACGGATCCTGTCTCTTAAGGATTCAGTATCCTCTTTAGATTCATACTTACTACATCCAAAGCACCAGTACCCATTCTCATACTCAGCCCTATTGTCCTTACTACCACAGTGTGGACATGGTCCTAGTTTAATAAAGTTACTCATCATTTATCCAATCAATATCATCGTCATCAGCATGACGTAAGTCATCTCGTTCCTCTGTTTGATCTATGTCTTGTTGAATAGAATGAAAACAATTATTACATAGGTCAACAAACTCATGAGTATCTATATGTTTCCTTGTTGATTCAAAGTCTGTTAAGTTCTGATCACATGCTTGGCATCTCATACAATTTCCTTTAGTTAAGTTATACTATAAGTATAACACAACATTAATAATTACTCAACATGTTTTATTAATAATTCAATAAAATTAACTAAGTTCTTTCGGTAGTTATCATGAAAGTTTTCACCAGGTTTTAGCTCTAGTTGTGTCCAAACATATACTCTATCTTCAATGTTTCTTATTAAGTCTCTTTCTTGATTAGTCATCACCAGGCTCCTTATTAAATTGGACTACTATTTTACCTTCGTCTGTAACAAGAAACTCCCAGTTAGTATGTCCAAAGGCTAGCTCACAAAACTCATCAAGTTTATCTGTATCAAATGTCATCATCATCCTTCTCCTTATAGTTAAGTAATAACAAAAAAGGGACTGACGCCCCCTTAGTGTAGGCACTTTTAAAATATTATCTCTTTAAAACGGCTCAGGCTGTTTCCAAGCCACCGTACCGAATAGATAATAAGTCATTACATAATAGAATCTTCTTTAGTTGGTTCATCATCGAAGCATGGTTCATCCTCAACATGTACCCTCAGATAAGTACTATGCTCTGATGGTATGTCATCACATGCTGTGTAATCATTTGTTTGTTTCATCGTCATCATCATTCTCCCATTTAGTTGTACTTTTATTCCAGATACCTACATACTGATAGGTGTCCTCACTATAGTTACTAGGTAACTCTACCTTTTGTAGAAACTCCATGATTTTACTATTGGACATGCCATAAGGCATCTCATATTCAAGTTCAACTCTGATTACTCCTACCTTATGTTGATAGTATTCAGCAGAACGTACCTCTCTATGTCGCTTTATCATATACCTTCTCCTCATACTCAGGTGTCTTCATTATAAAGTCAAATGCTTTCTGTGCTAGTGATGCTGCCTTAAGTATGTGTCTGTTATCATTCGCTAGTACCTTAAGCCATCCTGCTATGTACTCTGTATGTTGTAGCCTACCTTCTATGCCGTTAGCATTACATAACATTGCAGCACCTAGCTCAGCTACTAGCTCTTCGAAAGCATAGGCTTCATTACCAAACTTACCTTCATTAAGCTTACGATCAAGGCGGGTATCAGCACCAGTCCAGTGTGTCATCTCATGTAACAGCGTAGCATAGTAGTCTTCAGAGGTATCAAAGTTTTTGAATGATGGCATGTGTATCTCATCCATTGATGGTATATAACAAGCGGACTCAAAGCCTTCTTTCATCTTAGCACCCGACTGTTTAATGATGTCATCTACATGATCCTTACGGAATCCTGTAGCTTCCCTAACAGGTAGTACTATGTTACCCTCTAGTGCATCAAAGTTAAACACACGATAGACTTTCATTACCCTAGCATTAACATCATCACCTGATACCTTATCCTTACCTATGAAAGGTTTATAAAAGAATACAGGTACAGATTTCATACCCTTTTTAATAGGATGATCAAGACCAGTGAAGGTCTTAGCTTGGTTATATGTACACCATTGAGTAGAAGCACCTACATCTTTCTCATGAGCGTGCATGTTTAACCACATCCAGTTACCTCCAGTGTAAGCACGTTTAGTTACTAGATTCATAGGTCTATCAACAGTCCATGACTTATACCATGCCTTAGGATCATCCTTCAATCCTTGAATAACTTTATCCGTTATCATCTTAGCTATTTCATTTGACTTCATTATCATCTCCTAATAGTTCTATTGAATCAATTTGAAAACCATATATATCTACTGGATCTAAGTTTTCAATTCTCCTCATAAAGATATTCTCTGCTGCATCTTTGTTAGGTGCTTCAATATCAGCACCATATGAGGCTGATTCACTAGCTGTTATATAGTATCTAGGCATTAGGAATCTCCTTTACTATTTTCTAAGTCTTCATATGCTTTAGCTGTATAATATTTTAACAGATGCTTAGTACGTTGTTTTTCAGGCATTTCTTTTATTTCATTATTGTCTCCAATAATGTTATCTAAATAATCTTCTAGGGCTTTACTAGGCATTAGTTATTCTCCATAAATTTAACTCGATAATCCCCTCTGTCAAGAGAGAATACTTTATTAGTACAGTCATCACTATGTACAAATGCTATATGATCATCAAGATAATCACAAGCTGATGCAAATGATAGATGTCCTACTGATAGTACATGAGACCACATTGCTATGTTCTCACTCTTAGTACACATTTCTATTTGATAAGCCATTATTGATTCTCCATAAAACGTTCATCTACTAATCGACATGCTTCCATTACTAGAGCATGACCTCTTAATTCAGGTTGATCACATCTTAACTCTTCTAGTGCATCTTCATAAAGATCAAATCTAATATCTTCATTGGTAGTTAATGCCATAATGTTCTCCATGTCTTTTTGTTTTTAGATTCTTTCTCTATTAAGAAACGTTTGTGTTCTTCTTTAGCTACTACTACATCTGTCATTTCTTTCATTGTGTTATAAATAGTCAAGTCTTCCATACTTTCTAAACTAAATAGTTTTAGTTCTTTTGTTTTCTTTATATAGCAGAGACAATGAGTATCTAATCTTTCTATAATTTTACCATAGATAAAATAATTAGAGTAGTCATTGCAAAATCTAATGCCAATAAAATATTTATTGACTAGCTTCTCTTTGTTCATAGTATTCTCCTAGTGTTTAGTCCATGGTATTAAGTCAAGTTCTAACCTCTCACATAAAGTAATGTATGTTAGTTTACCTATGTCAGACATTTTATCATATTCATTACCTAATTCTATTACTAAGTCTTGTATTACCTCTAGGTCATCCATTATTCTACTCCTAATGACATTAATTGTAGCATATTAATTCGTTTTAGTAAAGCAGTACGATCTAAGAATTCAGGTTTAGGGAACTCACTATATATTTTATAGAACTCTATACAGAATCGTTCTTGCAATGTATCTGTTGATAGTACATTCATATCTAATTTAGTTACGTTTAACATAACATTCTCCTTAAGTTATATAATGCCCAGTATGACCGTCCATCTAGGCGAGTGTAGCGAGACCGCCTTTGCACTGCTCTTCATCACATTTTGCCAAGCTTTTGTGTGAGCAAAAGCGTAGAAAAAAAGGAACTCATAAGAGCTCCCCTTTTCTTAAACCTATGCTTCACCTGCACGAGCTTCAATCATTGCAGTAATTCTTTCTTGTTCAGCTGTCTTATAGTTCTTAATAGCGTTGATTAAACCATCTACCTTAGATAGTTCATCATATTGACGATACTGTACTAGACTTTCCTTACAATCATTAAGTAATGATATAACACCTGCTAACTTCATGTTAGGTGATGCTGGTTTACCTTCTTTAGAACCCCAAGCACGTAATTCACCAAACATTCTTTGTCCTTCTGCTTTCTGTTCTGCTGTATATACTGGTTTAGTTGTTGTTGTAGCCATGATATTGTTACTCCATATAGTTAAGAATTTTATTACAAAGGGGAAAAATTTCCCTCTCACAAAGGGAGGAGGGAAATTCTTTACCTGTCATATTGTCACTGTTGATAAGTACATTATTGTTAGTATTGGAACTATAAAAGCTATAACTAGTAGAACTATATCTAATTTACTCATTTCATTTACTCCATTTAATTAAAAGAAAACTTGGTCTCTCGTGATGACGAGACCTAGTTTTAGTGTACTTAACTATGACCGTCCTAGTAGATTTCCAAAGCTTGTCTATATATTGGATCACTTGCAGAGTCCTTATCTTCTACCCAATAACATGGATCACTAGCAGATAACTCCATTGTCGCAAGTCTTTCCTCTTCAGCTATAGCATCTAGTTCTAGTAGGTCTACCTCTCTATTTGGTACATATCGATTGAACCTATACCCTGTATCAAATAACGTATCAGATAACTCATCTACTATCTTCATATGACCTGTCTCTTGATTCATTACTTCCATGTAATTAAACATAATGTATTTCCTTATAGAGTTTATAATATACTACATATTCTGAGTAGCATGACAAAGGGTGACTGTCAACTTACAATGCGGTCAATCAGTTGTTTCGATTGAGACCGATTGTTGTTTACAGTTACACGACTCATGGTATGATTAGAATATTAGTATAGAATAACCACCACTTATTGGTTTGTTTTTATATGTTATATAATTATATATAATTAAGTTACAATAAATAAATAATGATAGGGAATTCTGGTATAAATAATTCACATAAAAAGTAATTGATACAAAGACTTATTGAATAAGTTAGACTACACTGTTGCATATGGTTAGATTAGTCTATGTGTATCACATCATAGTCATTCATCATTCCTAGTAATAATACTATATAATTAGTAATAGGGGGGGTTATATAGAATAATATACTGTATTATTATAAGAACCACAATAATTATATCAAAGGGAATATGGGGACTATCGTCCATTTAGCAAAGAGTAAACCAAAAATCAAACTAATTAGTAATTAGTACCATTTATCTCTTGACTTTCACTAAAAAGTATGGTATAATATTAGTATAATAAGAAGTAATCAATAACATGTAACTACTGATAAGTTAGTTAGTAGGTTTTAAAGGATTGTATCAGTGTATCATGTTATAATAGGATACTTAATTAATTAATTAAGTTACCTAGAGATTACTTATAACTTAATTTAAGAGGGAACCTGAGTCATGGCTGAGCCAAAGAAAGTAATTAAAAAGATAGCTAAGAAAATACCTTACGTAGGTACTGCTTTAACAGCAGCATCTATTGCTAAGAAAGTACATAAGATAGTTAAAGCTAAGAAAGCTATGGTACCTGCAAAGGGTAGTAAAGGATATAAAGATAGTACAGTTAATAAAGTGATTAAGGAAAAACGTGTTGCAGATAATAAGAGATTAGCTAAAGGAGAGCCTGCTAGAAAAGCAGCCTTCATGGCACGAGTTAGAAAAGAAGTATTAAATAAACCTAAGAAGTCATATAAAACATATGTTGAAAGTCAAGATGCTTATGGTGTACCTACGATTAAGCCTGTAGGAGGTAAAGCTAAGTCAGGAACTGCCTTTGTAAAGAAAGTAGAGAAGAAACTTGGTACTACTTTTAGCGTTGGTGAAAAAGGACTACAGAAGTCTGGTGCTATTAGAACTAAAGCTCCTTGGAAAGCTTCCCAACAAAGAAAGGTTAATGCTATAAAAGAGCTCAGAGCTGAGGTTAAAGAAGCAAATAGAGGAAGCCATCCTTCCGACAAAAAGTATGCCTTACCTAGATATAAAGCTACAAGACCTAAGATTGCTAAAACTAAGAAGAAATAATGGGTAGACGAACGATTGATGCAACTAATGAGATAAGAGCAGCTCAAGGGTTACCCCTCATTAAAAGAAAGACTAGGAGACCTCGAATACGTAAGAGCAATGCTATCTTGCCTGCTCATAAGAAAGCTCGTTCTCAAGAAGTACTTGCTACCATGCTTAACTCAAAAGGTAAGAGGGTAGTAGAAAAAGTCTTAATGAAAGCTCTGGATGATGACGATGATGATCAGATGGCTTGTTTAAAGATTGTTATGGATAGAGTTCTTCCAACAGACTACATCAATAAAATGAAAGGTAATGGTAATCAGATACAGATACACATATCAGGTGTAGAAGATCCTAAGATAAACGAGATAGACGTAATAGACATGGAGACAGTAGATGGCACGGAATAACTTAATTGATAATGCTTTTAGAAGTGCACAGAGACTCCTGGATCCGAGCTTTGAGCCTGTTACGACTATAACAAAACAAGATGCTTCTAAGCTTGCCTATGACATGAAACTAGATCAAGGTGTTACTAATCTTGATGGTACCCCATTCAATACACAAATGAATCAAGGTTACGAAGCAGATACCTTTGGTCAAAGTCTGGATAATCAATCTTTGGAAGAAGAGATATTACCTATAAAAAAAAGGGGATATATTCCGATAGTTCCTGATAGTGCTAATCCAGCACTGAGCCTAATAAGAAAAGCAATGGAAAGAGGAGTACCTGATGCAGGTGCAGCAGAAGGATCACTAGGTCTGGATAGTGAAGCCTCCAACTTTGTAACTAACTGGGGTAAATACTATCAAACAGACGACAGTTTAATAAAGAATACACAGGCTAGATTTAGGTTAGCACAGAATTATACTGTACCTAATGAAGCTTTAGAATCTATAGATATTGCTGCTAGTATCTTTGATACAGATAAAGGGTACTCTGCAGTAGATATTACAGAGTTTCTATCTAAGATTGGTCAGATAGAATCTAAGTATGAAACAAAGGTACAAAAAGATGGCGGAGTTGCTAGATCATACTGGCAAGTAGAACCTAAGACTGCTAGAGATTTAATGACAAATTCACGAGCATGGTTTGGAGAAAAGTTTGAAGAGACTTTTAAAGATGCCTCTTGGAATAAAGGAAATGCAAAAGATTCTTTAAAGGATCTTAGTTTAAAACAATGGTCTAACTTACTATTGGAGGACTCTGATCTAGCTGCAACATTAGCAGCAGGTAAGATAATAACTACATTCCCTAAAAAGGATTAAATGACAGATTTAAATGTAAAGCTGCATGACAAGCAGCGAGAAGTATTTAACAGCACAGCAAGATTTAAGATTGTAGCAGCAGGAAGAAGGTTTGGTAAGTCTAGGCTTGCAGCCTGGATACTGTTGATAGAAGCATTACAATCTAAATCAAAAGATGTGTTTTATGTTGCACCTACATACCAGCAAGCTAGGGATATTATGTGGGGAGTACTTAAAGAATTAGGGCATGAAGTAATTGCTTCAGCTCATGAGAATACGTCCGTCCTTACACTAGTGAATGGTCGTAAGATATATTTAAAAGGAGCAGATAGACCTGATACTCTACGTGGTGTTGGTCTAGCTTATGTAGTAATCGATGAGTATGCTGACATTAAACCAAACGTATGGGAACAGATCTTACGTCCATCCTTAGCGGATGTACAGGGTAAAGCTCTATTCATTGGAACTCCCAAGGGTCGTAACCACTTTTATGAACTATGGAAGTATGCTGAAGATCAAAAGGATGATGACTGGGAGGCATTTCATTATTCTTCTTATGATAATCCATTAATACCTGCTAGTGAGATAGAAGCAGCAAAGAGCTCGATGAGTAGTTTTGCATTTAGACAAGAGTTTATGGCTTCATTTGAAGCAGCATCACGAGACATATTTAAAGAGGATTGGGTACATATAGATGATGAAGAACCTGAAGATGGTAATTATTTTATTGCAGTTGATTTGGCTGGATTCATTAAAGTGGATAAAGATGCAGGCAACAAGAATAGTAAACTGGATGAAACAGCCATTGCTATTGTTAAGGTCCATGAAGAGGGCTGGTGGGTTGCGGATATTAAACATGGTAGATGGGACATTAAGGAAACTTGTGAACAAATCTTCGCAGCTGTTAGAGAGTATGAACCAACAAAAATAGGAATAGAGAAAGGTAGTTTAAAGAATGCTGCACTTCCATACCTAATGGACCTAATGCAAAAGAATGGATTGTTTTTTAGAATTGATGACTGTACTCATGGTAATCAAAAGAAAACAGAAAGAATAGTATGGGCACTACAAGGAAGGTTTGAACATGGGAGAGTAACACTAAACTATGGTTCATGGAATAATCATTTCATTGATCAGTTAGTGAACTTCCCTAATAGTCAGTTACATGACGATTTGGTTGATGCTTTAGCTTATATTGATCAAGTACAAGTTGTAGATGTACACTTTGAAGATGTAGATGAGGATTACGAAGTACTAGACGTAGTTAGTGGATATTAATTAATAGGATATAACATGGCTGAATATAAAGCACCATCACAATTAGTTACTTGGG